TTGTACTACAATAATCAGATTTGGCACTGGGGCGTCAAAGGTATGAAATGGGGAGTTCGGCGCTACCAGAATGCCAATGGTAGCCTGACGGATGCAGGCAAGAAACGGTACGATCGGGATGTTGCCGCTAATAAAAAGAAGAAGGACAATAAGCTATCTACGGATGCTTTGCAAGATCCGAATCGCTGGGTTCGTGAAGATCGTGAACGGGCAAAATCTGTCGCAGATGCTGGCAGCCAAATGGCAGGTAACCTGAAAACACTGAGCGACAAGTCCATGAAGATTCAGTCTCGCAGGACAGAAAAGATGGATTTAAGCAAGATGACCGACCAGGAGATGCGGGAACGAATCAATCGGGCCATGCTGGAGAAACAGTACGATGACATGTTCAATCCGAAGAAGGTCTATTCCGGCCGGGAAGCCGTTAGTGATACTTTGGAGGTTGCGGGAAGCGTTCTCGCCATTACCAGTTCTGCGTTAAGCATTGCTCTTGCAATTCAGAAGTTGCGAGAGGGGTGAGTAATTCAAAATGGAATTGTATCACCACGGCATCAAAGGCCAGAAGTGGGGCGTAAGGCGTTACCAGTATGCTGACGGCACGTATACCCCGGCAGGACGGAAGCGTTATGGTGTAAGTCAGAACGTAAGCCGAATGGAGCGCATGGCATCCACAATGGAGATGCGAGTAAAAGACTGTGTGAATACTGCTCGCACACAGGTGACGGGTCGGCAGTATGTTGACGGATATCTGAAGAAGGGCACAACTTTCTCTCGGATTCAGACTTCCAAGGACTTCGAGAATTTCGCGTTCTACGCCACCTATAAGAAGGCTGACAGTGACAAGTACATGGGGCTCTTCGGAAAGAATCTGATGACACGAGCCAACTACGATGCCAAACAGGCAGAAAAGCAGGCGAACGCTTCCGGTAGCGAAGCGGATTTGGCAAAGGCTACCACACTGCGCGACAAGGTCAACAGCATGAAGGTCTATCAGCTGAAACTGGAAACAGTCAAGAAGCTGAAGGTGCCTTCTGATGAGAACGCCAGTGATATTACGGCTAGACTGCTGAAAGAGAAAGAGTTCAAGCAGAATCTTGAAGCATCCATAGCGGATTCCAAAGAGAAGATGCGCAGACCTACCCAGCAGGTACTTTTCAAACAGGCAGAGAACGCTTTGAAGAAAGACCCCACTACACTGACTGCATCCGAAAAAGTGGCCATCTATAAGGCTCTAAACCTTTCTCTGACAAATCATAACGCACAGGAAGTGGCGGCACAGAGCCGTTTCTATGCGGAATTGAGCAAGAAAGGTTATAATGCACTGCTGGATTACAACGATAAAGAATACTCCAGCTATCATGCAAAGCGCCCGATGATCGTGTTTGATACAGATTCTGTCCGCCTGCAATCGGTGACAGAGACCAATCCGAAGGTCGTGGACAAGCTGTATATGCGCTACAACGCCGAGCGAATTGCAAAAGAAGTGGGAGCAAACACAATCGGCTACGTTTCCAAGCTGGGCAACAAGACGGTTTCGGAGTGTTCTGCTTATATGGAACGTAAGATGAATGACTATTTGAGTTAGGAGGATAAATTATGTGGCAATGGAATGATGGAACCTGTGAACTTTACCACTATGGCGTACTCGGTATGAAGTGGGGGCATCATAAAGCCAAGGTTTATACGACAAAAGCAAATCGTGCACGTGCACGGGGTAACATGGGCGATGCACAGATGTATACGGCGAAAGCACGAAAGGCTACGGCGAAGACAGAACGTCTGGGTGGTGGTAAGGCTGTAAGTCAGCGCGTGAAGAAGCAGTCGGCCGGAAAGACCGCAGCACAGATGGTGCTCTTTGGAAGTTATGGTGCGCTGAAATACAATCAGGCACGCGCCAAACACGTCAGCAGAGGTGAAGCTGCAGCAAAGGCGACGCTTTATTCTATTGGCAATAGCATGACCGGCGGCCTACTAGAATTTCACGAGGACATACAGTCACGCAAGCGCAAGTAAAGAAACCATGGCAAGGTCACTGAGCAGAGAAATCTGCTTGGTGGTTTTTTGGAGGAAAAATCAAAATGGAGATGCACATTGGCTCCAGGCTGAAACACGCTTGGAACGCCTTTCTCAACCGGGACCCTCCCGGAAACAGGTATTATGGGGGTGGCTACAGTTACCGCCCTGACCGGATGCGCTTTTCTCGCGGGAGTGAGCGCACCATCATCAACGCCATCTATAACCGCATCGCTCTGGATGCAGCATCCATTACGATCAACCACGTAAAGCTCGATGAAAATAATCGGTTTGATTCGATTATTGATTCGGGCCTTAATTATTGCCTGAATACTGAGGCCAATGCTGACCAGACCGGTCGAGGGCTGATTCAGGATATCGTGATGACCTTTTTGGAAGAGGGCGTTGCAGCAGTTGTGCCAGAGAAAACGAACTTTGACCCGCGCTATAGCAACAGCTATGAAATCTACTCCATGCGCGTTGGCGTACCTGTGGAGTGGTACCCGAATCATGTGCGTGTGCGATTGTTCAATGAGCTGACCGGGCAGAAGGAGGAAATCACTTTCCCGAAGAAGATGGTGGCTCTGATTGAAAATCCGTTTTACGCAGTCATGAATGCCCCGAACTCTACTATGCAGCAGTTGGTGCGAAAACTGGCCTTGCTGGATGTGGTGGATGAGCAGGCTGGCAGCGGAAAGCTGGACATGATCATTCAGCTGCCCTATGTCATCAAGAGTCCGGCGCGAAGGGAACAGGCTGAACAGCGCAGGGCTGACATCGAACAGCAGCTTTCCGGCTCCAAGTACGGTATTGCCTATACGGACGGCACTGAGCGAATCGTGCAGTTGAATCGCAGTCTCGAAAACAACATTCTGAAATCCATCGAATACCTGACGAACATGGTATACAGTCAATTGGGTGTGACGCAGGAGATCCTGAATGGTACTGCGGACGAGAAAACGATGAACAACTATATGAACCGCATCATTGAACCGGTCGTGTCGGCAATTGCAGACGAGTTCAAGCGGAAGTTCCTGACGAAGACTGCTCGAACACAGGGCCAGAGTATCATGTTCTTCCGTGATCCGTTCCGTCTGGCACCGGTGAGTATGATTTCGGAGATGGCAGATAAGTTTACCCGCAACGAGATTATGACCCCGAATGAGCTCCGGCAGGTGATCGGTATGAAGCCCTCGAAGGACCCGAAGTCCGACAAACTTGCAAACCGTAACATTGCCTCGGCTGACGAGAAGATGCCCATGTAGGGCGAAGAAACTTATGCTGACGAGCAGGGTTACGACTATGCAGATTAGCAGGAAGGAGTGTGAAAAATTCAAAATGGCAATCAATTTTGATTATGACTTTTCCGGTTGGGCGACCAAAGCCAATGTGAAGTGCTTTGATGGCCTGACCATTGCACCGAATGCATTCAAGGACTGCGATGGTAAGACGGTTCCGGTGGTATGGAACCATGACCATAGCGCACCCGAAAGTGTTCTGGGCCATGCGCTGCTGCAGAACCGCAAGGAAGGCGTGTACGCATATGTCAAGCTGAACGACACATCCAGCGGTCAGACTGCCAAGGCCTGCGTGGATAACGGTGACATTGATGCAATGTCCATCTACGCAAACGGCATTCAGAAAGCGGGCCGAACCGTGATGCACGGTATGATCAAGGAACTGAGCTTGGTAATTGCCGGATGTAACCCTGGTGCTCTGATCGATGAAGTCGTGAAGCACGGTGCAGATGGCTCCGAAACAGACAGTTCCGAAGCCTATATTTATACCGATTCTGGTCTGAGCCTGAAGCATGGGTTGGACCCGGACGATAACCCGCTGGAGGACGAAACGTTGCAGCATTCGGATGATTCCAGCGAAACCGACAAGGATAAGAAAGGAGAAAGCAAAATGGCTGATGCCAACGAGAAGACCGTCAAGGAGGTATTTGATACCTTGACGGAGGAACAGAAGAACGTGGTTTACGCTATTATCGGCTCTGCCCTGGATGAAGGCAAGGGCGGTGAGAGCGACAACAAGGGTGATGGTGAGGAGGACAATACTATGCACCACTGCTTTGAGAACGACAACGGCGGCACTGTGCTGAAGCACAGCCTGGACGACATCAACGGCATTATCGCAACTGCCAGCAAGCACGGCACTCTGCGCGATGCTTTCCTGGATGCAGGCATTACCGGCGATGAGCTGGCCCACAGCATCGAGAACATGGACTACCTGTTTCCGGATGACCACAATCTGGATACGGTACCCCGCATTGTGGACCGTGACCAGACCTGGGTTGACAAGGTTATGAACAGCGTCCATCATGTGCCGTTTGCCCGCGTCAAGGTCATGTTTGCTGACCTGACCGAGGATGAGGCTCGCGCCAAGGGCTACATCAAGGGTAACTACAAGAAGGAGCAGGTGTTCAAGCTGCTGAAGCGTTCCACCACTCCGACCACCGTTTACAAGAAGCAGCGCTTCGACCGTGACGACATTGTTGATATGTCCACCATGGATGTGGTCGGCTTTGTCAAGAAGGAGCAGCGCGGCAAGCTGAACGAGGAGCTTGGCATGGCTTTCCTGATCGGTGACGGCCGCGACGATGCCAGCGATGATAAGATCAACGAGCTGAACATCCGTCCCATCTTCAACGATGATGATTTCTACACCATCAAGGTCGTCGTTCAGCCCGGTACCAATGCAAACGAGGATGCCAAGGCCAAGGCAACCATCAAGTCCATCATCAAGGCCCGTAAGGAGTACAAAGGCTCCGGCTCTCCGACCTTCTACACCACCGATGATGTGCTGACTGATATGCTGCTGCTGGAGGACGGCATCGGCCATCCGCTGTACGCTGACGAGGCTGCTCTGGCCCGGAAGCTGCGCGTGAAGGAGATCGTTACTGTTCCTCGCATGGAAGGCCGCAAGGGTGCCAAGGGCGGCGACCTGCTGGGCATCGTGGTCAATCTGGCCGACTATACTGTGGGTGCCGATAAGGGCGGCGAGGTCAACATGTTCGATGACTTCAACATCGACTACAACCAGCTGATCTATCTGATCGAGACCCGCTGCTCCGGCGCAATGACCACTCCGTATGGCGCAATGGCCATCGAGATGGATGCCGCCAACTCTTCTAAGGTCTGATAAGGAGGTAAAACGATATGCTGAACAAGCTCTATGAGCAGGGCAATGACCTGCATGTTGCAAACTACATGGCCTACGGCAAGACTGCAGACCACAAGCTGTACGCTGATGCAGCGTTCAAGAAGACCGTGACCGAGGCTGAGATCAAGGATGCGTTCCAGAAGGGCCGCCTGATCATCGTCGAGGGCGCAAACTACCTGCTGCCCGTTGCCTTTGGTACCACCGGCGTTGTGACCGTGACCGCAGGCGAGACTGTGAAGACCCAGGCATGGGCAGCTTCCGCAACGGCCTGATTTCTTTTGCAAATCAAGTTAGTATAATCTAACTTCAAAATGGAGTGAAATGCTATGAGCAAGTGGTTTGGAAAAATCGGTCTGGTGCAGACAGTTGAAACGGAGCCGAGCATCTTTGAAGAAAAAGTGACCGAGCATGATTGCTATGGCGAGCTTTTAAAGAATACCCGGCGTGTCCAGACTGCCGACAAAGTAAATGACGACCTAACCATCGCAAATACTTTGAGCATTTTGGCCGACCCGACGTTGTACAAGCACTTTGACTCCATCAAATATGCAGAGATTATGGGTGCTAGATGGAAAGTGACAGAAGTGCAGATCGACTATCCGCGGCTGACACTTACCCTGGGAGGACTGTACAATGGCGGAACCCCGGCAGAAACTTGACGCTATTTTGCGCCAAATCGTAAAAGATGCGTGCGGTAAAGAGAATGTGTACTACCAACCCCCGGCAAATCTGCGAATGAGTTACCCATGTATCTGCTATGAACAATCTAAAATACAGAATGCCGCTGCCGATAACAGAGTTTATTTGCAGCGGATTTTTTATCAGCTGACAGTCATCGATTCACGACCGGATTCCAAAATAACGAAAGCACTTATGCAAATGGCTAAGTGCCACTATGACCGGCCGTACAAGGCTGATAATCTGTACCACGACGTTATAACGATCTATTTCTAAAAAGGAGGAAACTCGAATGGCAAAAATCGAATGGGATAAGACCGGCGAGCGCAAGTACCAGCTGGGTGTTAGCAATGTTGCTCTGTATAAGCAGGACAAGGGCGCTTACCCCAAGGGTGTGGCATGGAACGGCATTACCGCAATCAAGGAGAGCCCGGATGGCGCTGATGCTACCGACCTGTGGGCCGATAACATCAAGTACGGCAGCATCCGTGCAGGCGAGAAGTATAACTTCACCCCGGAGGCCTACTTCTATCCGCCTGAGTTTGGCGAGTGCGACGGCAGCGCGGAGGTGGCTCCTGGCGTGACCATCAGCCAGCAGAAGCGTAAACCCTTTGGTCTGACCTGGCAGACCCTCATTGGCAGCGATGAAGATGATGAGCTGGGCTTTACCCTGCATCTGGTGTGGGGCGCAACTGCATCTCCTTCTGAACGCAGCCACGAGTCCTACAATGACAGCCCGGACGCTGAGACCTTCAGCTGGGACTGCGATACCACTCCTGTCAAGGTGACTGGCTATAAGCCCACCGCCCATATGGAGCTGGATAGCACCAAGGTGCCTCAGGCCAAGATGGAGAAGCTGCTGAACATTCTGTACGGCACTGCCAACACCACCCCGTATCTGCCGCTGCCGGATGAGGTTATCAAGCTGATGACCACCTGATCCATTCAAAATGGAATCGACTTTGTAAAGGAGAAAGAAAAATGATTACCGAAACTCTGACCTATGTGGACTTTGGCGGTACCGAGCGTACCGAAGACTTCTATTTCAATCTGACTGAGGCAGAAGTGCTGAACCTGTCGCTTTCCAAGGAGGGCGGCATGGAGGCGTACATCAAGAAGATCGTGAACGCCAAGAGCCAGCTGGAGTTGGTTAAGCTGTTCCAGGATGTTCTGCGCATTTCCTACGGCAAGAAGAGCGAGGACGGCCGTCGCTTTGAGAAGAGCCCGGAGATCTTTGCAGATTTCGAGGCTACTCAGGCCTATAGCGATTTCTACATGTCGCTTGTCACCAATACGGAGAAGGCAATTGCCTTTATCAATGGTCTGTGCGATACCAAGCCTACGAAGGCTGAACCCGCACCTCAGATCGCAGGCAATGCGCCTATCGCACTGCCTAACGGCTAACATTTAACAGCACAGGGAGGCAGGCAGAATGCTGAAAATCACAATTCCTAAACAGGAATATTGGGATGCACGAACGCAGGAATTTGTGCAGCTGAACGCTGTAACGCTCCGGTTAGAGCATTCGCTTGTCTCCCTGTCTAAATGGGAAATGAAGTGGCATGTTCCCTTTTTCGGTAACGATTCACTGACAAGGGAACAGATGGTCGATTATGTTCGGTGCATGACGGTTACGCAAGGTGTTGAGTCGAGCGTATATCTTCGACTGACAGAATCGAACATGGCAGCCATTTACAAATATATGGACGAACCGATGACGGCAACCTGGTTTCCGGGTGAGCCAAAACCGTGCGAGCCCAGAATACCGCAGAAGAGTAAGCCTCGCCCTAAGATCAAGGTGAAAGTAAAAGCCTTGACAAGCGAGGCAATTTATGCGCGTATGTTTGCCGCCCACATTCCCTTGGAATGCGAAAAGTGGCATCTTAACCGACTATTCACGTTGATTCGAGTTTGCAACGAGGAACGGAAGCCGCCTAAGAAGATGAGCAAAAGCGAGGCTCTTAGCAGACAGCGTGCATTGAATGAAAAACGCCTGAAGGAATTTGGTACGAGGGGATAAACGATGCCAAAAGTGGTGATGTTTCGACAAAAAGGCGATTTCAGGCGAACGAGCGATTTTTTGAAACGAGCCAACAGACTGAATTTGGATGCAATCCTGAATCAGTATGGTCAGGAAGGTGTGGAAGCATTACGTACGGCAACGCCGAAGGATACCGGAACAACTGCAAACAGCTGGAGTTATGTCATTCATAAGGGGACAGGCTCCATCACCATAACATGGTCGAACTCGAACATTGTGGACGGTGTGCCCATTGCGGTAATTCTGCAATACGGACATGGTACCCGAAACGGCGGGTATGTGCAGGGAACAGACTATATCAATCCGGCGATGAAGCCGATTTTTGATAAAATCGCTCAGCGAGCATGGGAGGAGGTAAAGAGAGAATGAGCAGGGAAGTCGATGAGCGTGTTGTTCAAATGCAATTTGACAATGCGCAATTCGAGAGAGGCACCCGACAGACCATGGGCACCTTAGAAAAGCTGAAGCAGTCACTTCAGTTCAAAGGCGTAGAAAAAGGGTTTGAGCGCATTAGCTCTGCCTCCCAAAAGGTCGATTTTTCGGAAATGACCAAAGCGCTGGAGTCTATCGAGAGCAAGTTTTCGGCCGTTAATGTAATTGCCGTTACGGCATTGACCAACATTACCAATAAAGCCATCGCGACCGGAGAACGACTCGTAAAGGCTCTGTCGCTTGACCCCATTATTAGTGGCTTTCAGGAATATGAAACCCAGATCAATGCGGTTCAGACGATTCTGGCAAACACATCGAGTAAAGGTACTACGTTGGACCAGGTTAATGCTGCGTTGGACGAGCTGAACCACTATGCTGATTTGACAATCTACAATTTTACGGAAATGACCCGTAATATTGGTACATTTACAGCAGCAGGTGTTGATCTGGATACATCTGTTGCAGCCATCAAGGGTATTGCCAACCTTGCAGCCGTATCTGGTTCGACCAGTCAGCAGGCCAGTACGGCTATGTACCAGCTTTCTCAGGCACTGGCTTCTGGTACTGTGAAGTTGCAGGACTGGAACTCTGTGGTCAACGCAGGCATGGGTGGCCAGGTATTCCAAGACGCGCTGAAAGAAACGGCTCGTGTGCATGGTGTCGCTATTGACAGCATGATTGCAAAAGAAGGTTCCTTCCGTGAAACCTTGTCCAAGGGATGGCTGACTTCTTCTATTCTGACCGAGACGCTTCAGAAATTCACCGGCGATCTCAATGAGGAAACTTTGAAATCCATCGGCTATACCGATGAGCAAATCAAGAAAATCATGGAGATGGGCAAGACTGCAAACGATGCTGCAACGAAGGTTAAAACTTTCAGCCAGCTGAAAGACACCTTGGCAGAGGCATTGCAGTCTGGCTGGACCCAGACTTGGCAGACTGTTATCGGCGACTTTGAAGAGGCAAAGGAGCTTTTTACAAAGTTCAGTGATGCGTTTTCAGACCTGATCAACAAGTCGTCCGAAGCCCGTAATACGGTGCTGGAGGGTGGTCTGAACAGTGGCTGGCAGCAGTTGCGCACCGCACTGGGCGACAGTGCTGACTTTTATAGTCAGATGCTGGAAAAGGTCATGCTTGCAAACGGTTCCATCAGCCAAAAACAGATCGATGATGCCGGTAGTTTTGCCAAGGCTTTGCAGCAGGGCGGTGTTTCTGCGGAGCAGCTTCAAAATGGATTGAATGAATCGACCCAGCAGTTGCAGGCACTGAGCAAACTGAGCGACAAGGAGCTCATGGCAAAGGGGCTTGATCCGACGCAGGTTAAAGCTCTGACAAAGGGTTTTGACGAAGTTAATCAGAAAATTGCTGACGGCAGCTTGAATCTTGATACGTATTCAAAAAAGATTGGTGAACTCTCTGGCCGAGAGCATTTGATTCAGTCTATTTGGAACATTTTTGAAGCTATCGAAAAAGTTGTTCAACCTGTGACGAAGGCATGGCAGAAGATGTTTTCTCCTGTCAATGCCGAACAGATTTACAGCATTGCTGAAGCAATTGACAGCTTTACTGCAAAGCTCAGCATCAGTGATGAAACCGCAGATAAAATCGAGCGAACGTTCAGTGGCGTTTTTGCCGTGCTGAATGTTGGAAGGAATGCACTTTTAGCCGTTGGCAAGGCTCTGGGAGAAGTATTCAATGCGGCATCTCCACTTGCTGGCGGCTTTTTAAGTATTACAGCGGCACTGGGCGATTGCTTGGTTGAGATGGCCAATGCTGTCAATAACTCTACGGTGTTCAAGACGACATTGGATGGTATTCACTGGATCATCGGGAAAGTGTCCGAAGAAATGCAGGTCTTTGCTGGGGTACTGACTAATGTATCGAATAACGTCTCTGTCGTATTCGACCCGTTAAAGACCCTTGGTGAGTGGTTTACTTCCTTCATCAACTTTATTGCACCGGGGCTTTATGCATTTGGATCTTCGGCGGATAAAGTCTTTAAGGAATTTGGCGCAAGTGCAAAAGAAGCCTTTAACAGTCTGGACACCGAAAAACTTGCGAATGTCATCAACAGTGGCTTAGTTGCTGGTATTCTTGCGGGTGTCAAGGGATTTCTGAATAGTGCCAAAGAGCTGGCTTCCAGTGCAGGTGATGCTATTGGAAGCATTAAAGATGTGCTCAACTCCCTTGGTGAGGCAATTGATGCATGGAAGCAGTCCAAGAAAGCCGAAACAATGATGACGATTGCAAAGGCTGTTGCCATTATGGCGGCATCTTTGACAGTGCTATCCATGATCAAGCCGGAGCGACTAGCTGGCGGGATTGGCGCACTTACTGCAACAATTGGCGAACTTGTCGGTGCATTTTTGCTGCTCGATAAATTTGGCGGTAATACGAAAAGCGCTAAGCTTGGCGCAATGTCAGTGGCGATGGTTGCCATGGCATCAAGTGCCCTCATTCTGGCAGGTGCTGCTGCAAAGCTGGCATCTATCGACAGCGGAAAGCTGGTTTCGAGCATCGTTGCTCTTGGCTCTATCATGGGCGGGCTTACTGCTGTTTCGGTCGTGCTCTCCAAAACTGGCGGTAAGTTCATGAAGGGCGCTACCGGCATGATCGCCTTTGCAACAGCTATTCGGATCATGGCGAGTGCTGTAAACGCCATGAGTGGACTGGGCTGGGACCAGATGAAGGTCGGCCTTACCGGAATCGGCATCCTTTGCGTTGAACTGGGCGCTTTTCTGGCAGCATCCAAGTTTGATAAGCTCGGCGCTCTGAAAGGGACAGGGCTTATTCTGCTGGCAACTGCGCTGAATATTCTTCAGTCTGCAGTTGCGAAGTTCGGCAGCATGAGCCTGGACGAGATTCAAAATGGATTGATCGCGGTCGGTGCTGCACTGGCTGAGTTTGCGGCATTTGGCATTGTTGCAGGCTTTTCAAAGAAAATGCTTGCCAGCTCGACTTCCGTGCTGATTCTTTCCAGCAGTATGGTTGTTCTCAGCAGAGCCATGAAATCTATTTCCAGTTTGGACGGAGAAGGTATAAAAAAGAGCCTCGTTGCAATTGGCGGCGCTCTTGCAGAATTTGTCCTTGCTCTGAATTTGACCAAGGGCACCCTCGGTTCTGCGGCTTCGCTGACTACCATGACCGTGGCAATCAACCTTCTGGTCCCGGCTCTGACCGGGCTTGGAAACCTGAGCCTTGCACAAATCGGTACAGGACTGCTGGCAATTGCTGGTGCATTCGGTGTGGTTGGAGCCGCGGCGTTCATTCTAGCCCCGTTGACACCAGTTATTACGGCACTGTCTCTTGCCATGAGTGCGCTGGCTATTAGTCTTGGTGCACTTATGGCGTTGGCGTCTGTGTCTCAGTTCTTTGGGAATCTGGCGTCAAGTTTGAGCCTTTTGAATAGTCTGAACTTCCAAGTATTTCTGAATGGAATTAAGGCTGTGGCATGGCTCTTAGTTGAGTTTGTAGCTGGCATTTTTAAAGGACTGGCTACTATTGCCGGAACCATCGCGACCTCTATTGCTGTCATTATTACAGCAGTCTGCGATGGTATTGCGCAGGCAGCACCTAGCATAGGCAATGCACTGGCTCAGCTTATCGTGACTGTTTGTAACGTTATCGTGCAGTGCAGTGAGCCCATCGGACAGGCTTTGTTCACGCTTGGTACTGTGGCGATCCAGACCATTATCGACCTGATTGCATGGGCCTGGGATGGCGGTGGCGGTGAAGGAGGCGGCATTAAGGGCGCTTTGAGCAGTTTGTGGGCGAACATTACGAGCTTTATTGGCGAGAAATTTAACCCTGCAAATTGGTTCAAGGAAGGCAGCTTGCTGGATGGTCTGTTCGGAGCAGCCAACAAAGCAGCAGACGAACGTGATGCTACTGAGTATGGCAAATCTGTTGGCGATAAACTGGCAGAAGGCATGAATAATAGCCAGAAGGATGTTAAGGAAAGCAGTGTCAATCTGGCCAAAACAGTGGAGGATGCTACCAGAGAAACAGCAGGTATCAATTCTCCCAGCACCATGATGGAGGAAAACGGCTACTGGCTGGACATGGGACTGGCGCAGGGAATGGAAGGAACTGCTGGTATGGCTGCTATTACGGCAGCGTGCGGCAATATTTCTTCCACCATCAATAGCCAGTTCAGAGACTATTGGGGTATTCATAGCCCGAGTACCGTTTCTCAGGGAGATGCCAGCAATATTCTGGCAGGCATGTGCGTTGGCTTTAGCCAGACGGATGGGGTGCAGAACAGTCTCTTGGCATTGAATGGTGGCATCCGTTCGACCCTTCTTGGTGGCATGGATGCAACCAAGACTGATGTCACGAATAAAGCTACTAATATTGTTGGTGCCCTGAGCGGCGTGTTTGGTGGAACGACTACAACAGCCGAGGATATTCTGAAAACGCTGGGTGGTTCTGGTTCTACGACCACAAAGCCCACTACGACGGGCCGCACCAGCTCGACGAAGAAAACCGGAAAAACTCTGGCGGAGCAGATTGCCGAGAACTATTCCAAGAAGCTGAAAGCCAACAAATATTTGTTGGAAGCGGCCGATAAGGAATACTCTCTGTGGGAAGCCCGCGAGGGTGACATTGCAACCAATGAGCAAATTGCCCAGAAAAGAAGTGAGTATATCGGCACAAAGATCACACGGCAAACCAGTCGTGTGAAAATTGCGCAGGAGCAATATGACGCACTTCTCAAGAGAGTGGGCAAGAACAATGATAAGACCCGCGAAGCCTACAACACCCTGATGGACGAGCAGGCTACGCTTGAAAATCTGAAGAAAACCCAATACGAAGATACATATTCCGATTTGTTTGACCGGTACGATGACGAAAGCAACGCTGCTGAAAACGAGTACAGCTTTTGGAGCAGCAAGTACGAAAAGACAGCAACTGCTGCAGAAAAGTCGAACAAACAAATCGAACTCATCAACAAGAAAATCGGGATTCAGGCTAAAGCACTGACTACGGCAGAAGAAGAATACACGAAAACCAAGGATGCGTTCGGTGAGAAGAGCCGTAAGACCCAAGAGGCATATGCGCGGTATTTGAAAGAGCAAATCGAGTATCAGCAGTTGGTGAACAGCCTTAACAATGCTGAGCTTGACAGGTTCGATAAACAAAATGAGCGCTATGCTTTGGAGATGAAGACGTATTCCAACCAGCAGAGCATTCTTCTGAAGCTATTTGAAGATGGTGATTATGGTGTTGTGACCTCTACCATCAACATGGGTGCTGCCCTGCGAAATATGTCTTACCAGCTAAAGCGTACCACGAATGCTTACGATAAGTATAACGAGTATGTACAGGCTGGAACGCAGAATACGGATGATGGACTGGCAGCTCTCCACGAACTGCAGGACGAGCGTTATAGCTTTATTGGGTATGCGGAAGCTTTTGCTGATGCGCTTAATATGAGCGATGATGCAAAGAAGGTTACCATGCGGCTTGGCATTGCCATTGCTGATAACTGGAAGTCCATCTCGAATGGGTTCAATAAAGCATGGGGCAAAGTGCAGGAGTCGTATCCGGCAATTGCGCAGAAGCTCTCAAATTTCATTGGCTTGTATATGCGTGACGGTGCTGCGGAGACCATTACCGCTTCAATGTCTGCTGTTGTAGCAGCCATGAACGGTGATTATGGTACAGCCATCAGTTCGACCATCAGTGCATTACTGAATTTCCTCGGGTCTGACTTTGGAAAGACTCTGATGGATACGGTTAAGAACGGCTTTACGACATACATGCCGAAAATTGCATCCTTCATTGGTAAACTCTTTGAGGATGGCGGTTTACTAGCAGGTATCGGTAAGGTTGTTATGGGGTTGTTTGGAGAAGGCGGTGCACTGGCAGGCGTTGGCGAAGCTGTTATGGGCGTTCTGACAACCATTGCAGGTGTTATTGGCATAACGGTACCAGAACTCGGACTAATTATGCTGGCAATTGCTGCTATCGGTGTGGCAGGCTTTGCACTTATCAAAAACTGGGATAAGGTGAAAGAGTGGTTTGCCAATTTTGGCGAATGGATCTCGAACCTGTTTCAGAATATTGCTGAGGGCATCGGAAACTTTGTGTCCAACTTGGTGGAAGGCATCGGTAACATATTCAAGAAAATCTGGGAAGTCGGCAAGAACATCGGTCAGGGTCTTTGGAACGGCGTGACCAGTGTAGCTTCCGGCATCTGGAATGGCATCAAAGGCTTGGGCAGTTGGATCGTGAATGGCTTTAAGAGCATTTTCGGTATCCATTCTCCCTCGACTGTTATGGCTGAGCTGGGCGCTTACATGGGACAGGGCTTTGCAAATGGCATCACCAGTACCGAGGACGGTGTGAACCGTTCCATGGATGATATGACCAGCTCTGCACTTGACATCGCCACGAATGCGGCCCAGATGCTCTATGATGTTGCAACCGGACAGGAGACTGCTGAACCGATTTTTACGCCGGTGCTGAATCTTTCTGACTATGCATCTCCGACCAGCTGGGCAGCTACACAGGCATATACGCCTTCTGCTGAAACAGCGGAACGTGTGTATCGCAGTAATGAACTCGCACAGAGAATTGGTGGAAATCAAAATGGAGCGTTTACGAAGTTCCGGTCAGACAATAGCGATGTGGTAAACGCAATTAGCCAGCTGGGCAATCGCGTGGACCGAATGGCAGAATCGATCAGTAAAATGAAGCTTGTACTTGACAGCGGAAAGACTGTTGGTGAACTGGCACCGAAAATCGATTCTAACATGGGAGGAAGAAACATTCTGGCAGAAAGAGGGGTGATTTGATTGGAACGCGAGTATTCTGTGAATTTTGGACAGTACAACACGTGGTCTGATTGGCACCTCACGCCTGCAGAACGCCCCATCGTTGTGCCTCCGACCGAAAAAACGCATAATATCGACTTGCCGGGTGGCAGCGGTGTAATAGATGCAGCACAAGCATTGACGGGCTACCCGGTATTTAATATGCGAGAAGGAAGCTGGGATTTTTATGTAGAAAATGACATCGAACCCTTTATGACGATCTACAGCAAGGTGATGGCCGCACTTCAGGGTAAACGACTTCGCGTCAGCCTGGAAGAAGATGCGGCCTATTTTTATGAAGGCCGATGCTGGGTGGACAATCCTAAGCAAAGCAATGGCCACACTATACTTACCATAAACTATAGCTTGAACCCGTATAAGCACAAGTTTGCGGACATTGGAAAAGTTGTGAAAACCGCCGTTAATGGCAGCGCTACAATTTTCTCTGGTTCGGTCAGCAATTATACGGGCGAGCCGATTTGTCCGAAATTGGGCATCGAATTGTCTTCTGGGAATGCTATGTCCATTGAGTTCACAACATCTAGCAGACGGTATACAACATCGCTTGCAAAAGGCACGTGGGTTGACCCCATTATCATGCTGATACCAGGGGAAACGACGTCCATTGTTGCGAAAGGCTATGGGACAGTGAGCTTACAGGCGATGGGAGGATGGTTATAGCATGTTTAGTGCGTATGCTGACGACAAGCTGTTTTATTCGCCGCGCCTGCTGAATGAGGGATATGCTATTACAGAACCTCAGGCAACGCTCGAATTGAATAAAGCAGGCAGCTTTACGTTTAATTTGCCATTCATCAATCCGATGCACTCCAGCTTGAAAAAACTGAAGACGATCATTACGATTCGAGAAGATGACGAGGTGCTCTGGAAAGGTCGTGTATTAAACGACGCGAAAGACTTTTACAACACCAAGGCAGTTACTTGTGAAGGTGAACTGGCTTTTCTGAACGATATTCAATATGAACCGCATGATTATTCCAAAAAAGGAATCAAAATGGGGGAGTATTTCAAGAAGCTTATTGAGCACTATGCTTCTGAATGTTCAGAAGAGCGAATGATCAAACTCGGTAATGTGCGAGGAGCCTTTACGGATGTGCTTATCTATCCCAAAACAACGGACTACACGAACGTTTGGAATCTTATTTCCGGCAATCTTATTGGTGCATCGACCGGTAAAGTTGGCAAGGACGAGGTAGACCTGAGTGATTACGATAGATATTTATACATCCGAAGGGAAAAAGGCGTATCTTACATTGATTTTGTGGACGACATTGGAAAAGCATCTAGCCAGATTATCGAATTCGGAAAAAATCTTCTGGATTTGAGTGAGTATGTGGATGCTTCCAATGTTTACACACAGATTATTCCACTTGGTAAAGCCGACAGCAAGGGAAAACGCGTTGACATCAAGCTTGTGAATGGCGGAAAAAACTATTTGCAGTCTGATAGTGCTATTGCACTTTTTGGGAAAATCCAGAAGTCGGTTATCTGGGAAGATGTAACCAATCGAAACACTTTGAAAGCAAACGGGCAACGAATGCTGGATAAGGCTGTTGAGATGGCAATTAAAATTACAATTCGCGCATTTGACCTGCATCGAATCAATGTTAATACCGACAAAATTGAGTTTGGTGATAAGGTTCATGTTGTGAGCCTGCCACATGAAATCAGTTCGGATTTTCTTTGCTCGAAAATCGTATTCACACTCGATAATCTCGAAAACACGGAATATACGTTCGGATTGGACTTTGAAACGATGTCTGGTAGTTTTGCGTCTTATAAGCGAACCTACCAATATAAGATGGAAAGTGCACTGGAGATTGGCAACCAGAATGCACAGGACCTTCTCGATGCAATGACCCGTATGGACTCTTTGCAAACACAAGTAGATGGCAGTATCTGCTCATGGTTTTATCCCGGTGTTCCTACAGCAGAAAACTATCCAGCTGTTGAGTGGACAACACCTGAAGCAAAGCATGCTCATATCGGTGACCTGTACTATGACAAGTCAACGGGTATTGGATACCGCTGGACAGAGAATAGTGGGGGTTACTATTGGGATGTTATCGAAGACAAGCAAGTTCAGCAGGCTTTGCAGGATGCCTCACGGGCACAGTCTACTGCGGATGGAAAAGTGCGTTGCTTCAGCGCCCAGCCGTACCCTCCGTATGAGGTTGGTGATTTATGGTCACAGGGATCTGGAGGAGACTTGCTAAAGTGCACACATGATCGAGCGCAAGGCGATGGATTTCAGAGTTCCGATTGGATTCCGGCTTGCAAGTATACCGACGACACAAAAGCTATTGAAGCTGGAAAAACCGCAACTGATTACATCAAAGATGGTGCGGGTGGCATTCAGGTTGGCCCCAATGGAAGTAGTAATGTAACCATGACTGACGAGGGATTGGTTTTTAATGGCATCCGAAATCTGGTGCCCCTTTGGGAAAATGCCGATCCAACCTCCGGTATGGCCGCAGGAACCGTTATCTGTTCGGACGGCCGTCTGGCATCCTATGCAGCAATTGCAATTGGCTGTCAGGAGTATTATACAAGCCCGTTTGATAGTGCTTCAACAGACGGTGGCCTGATCCAGTACACAATTGTGGTGCTGAACGGAAAAGAAGCTCGTTGTTCCTACGTGTGGGATAAATCTCGTGCACGCAAGGTGACTGCAAGCAAAAAAGGAATCACCTTTGGACCGGGCGGATACTACGAAACAAAAAAACTGGACAAGTGGATATGGCCATGGACTGACGTAACATACGGCGCCAAGTTTAACAGTCACAATCAGTGCTGTGTGCCAGTCGTTATTTATGGATTTCTTTAAGGAGGTGGTGCCATGTACGTTACAACGTATAAAGCGGATGGAACGATCACCAGTATTGGGAAGGTAAGCGATTCTTTTCCCGTGGACCGTGAGCATCCGCCTGATGGATTGCTGTATACGGATGAGATACCGGATGGCCGGGGCATCATCCTGCAGTATAAAATTCAAAATGGAGAATTTGTTTATTCTCCGCAACCGACCACAACCGAAGATAAGACCAAAGAAGAGGAGGTAACTTATCAATGACCGAACTGAATCTGATCCTTTCTAAGAATGGTCAGGCGCAGCTGGCAGATGGCAGCAGCACCCTGAACATGGGCTATGAGGGCAATAAGAGCGTTTATGCTTTGCGTATCTCGCCCCGTGATGAGTGGGCAAACCTGACCATCAGCGCCTACTGGCACACCCCGAACAAGGAAATCATGCCTCCGGCAACCTTGTTCGCAAACAACGTGGCAAACGTCCCGGCTATCGTAACCGCGATCTCTGGCGAGGGCAAGGTGACCTTCCAGGGCATTCGCGATGGCGTAATCGTCACCAGTGCAGATGTGCCCTACATTGTTGGAGAGAACAGCGGCACTGAAACGGCAGACCTTCCTGATGCTGGCAGCACTACATGGGAGCAGCTGATTGCTGCAACGCAGGCAAGCGCAGATGCGGCACGCAAGGCTCAGGCAGCAACTGAAAAGGCGGCCACTGGTCTGAGCGCTGTTCTGACTGCTTCCGCTGCAGCGCACAACGGCATCTTCCGTGGCAAGAACTTGGGTTCTGCTCCCACGGAGGCACAGCTGGCAGCCATCAAGGCGGGTACCTTTGACGACCTGTACGTTGGTGACTACTGGTCCAATGGCGGCGTGAGCTATCGCATTGGCGGTTTTGACTACTACCTGCAGTGCGGCGATACCAGCTTCGGAAGCCATCATGCAGTCATCGTGCCGGATACCCAGCTGTATACCCACAAGATGAACGCAACCAATACGACTGAGGGCGGCTATGTCAACAGCCTGATGCGTCTGGAAGGTCTGGCACAGGCCAAGGAAAAGGCGGTTGCAGTGTTTGGTGCAGACCATGTGCTGACCCATCGTGTCTACCTGACCAATGCTGTGACCAACGGTAAGCCTTCTGGCGGTGCATGGTTCGATAGCGATGTGGAGCTGATGAACGAGAACATGGTCTACGGCAGCCATATCTTTGCTCCTGGCTGCGACGGCAGCACGATTCCCACGAACTATACAGTGGAGAAGAGCCAGCTGCCCCTGTTCCAGCTTGCACCGCATCTGATCTCGAACCGCCAGTGGTTCTGGCTGCGAGATGTAGTTTCGTCTGCGTACTTCGCGTTTGTGAGCAGCAACGGTGGTGCGTACTACCACAGCGCTTCGATTGAGTTTGGCGTTCGTCCCGCTTTCGTCATCGGCTGATCAACCATCAGGCGGCCTTGTGCCGCCGTTATTTTTTTGTTTGAAAGAAGGATTTTTGCGTGTCTAATATTCCTAAAAGTAGGAGAAAAGCGACCTCATTGGATGCTTTGGCACTGGCCCAGAATATTCGCTCTGAAATTACAACGGAGTTGATGCTGACTTTTGGGTACAGCGAAAAACGGCTGGAACAGCACATCCGTAAAGTCACAGATTATATTCAGGACGATGCACTGCGGGAACGAGCTGCAGCTCAACTTCGGGAGACTAATCAGGACTTTAGCATGTGGTTTATTGAGAAAGAGCGGGACGAGGTTCTGAGGCTTTCTCGTGGAATATCGGCACACCTTCGGGCAGCTAATACGATCAGTCCTATCAACATGAGTGAGTTTGAGGAGCGCAGACTGCAACTGGATAAAGCGCTGGAATGCTGCAATGTGCTCCAGGACGAGCTGAACTATATTGCAAAAGTTCTGCCTGCTGACAAAAACAAATACACGCGCATTGTATTGAAGCTTGAGAAAGACTTCAACCTCATTAAAAAATTGCGGCAATCTGATAACGGGCGTTTCCTACCGCACATTCAGGCAGCCGCAAAGTCCGAATAACAACAATTGGGTAGCCTTTGAAAAGTTTCGTCTACGTACTTCGCGAATGTGAACAACAACGGTAATGCGAACTACAACAACGCTTCGAATGAGAATGGCGTTCGTCCCGATTTCACATCCGTGCATTATGGACAGGATTCCCTGCACGGCAATGGGAAAGGAAAGGCTATCCGTTCGGGAGATAACCCGATGAATGATAACTGTGACGGTTCCGGTTACGACCGATGAACTTACAGCGCAGTTTATGAGGCAAAATGAATCCTTATTACGACACAAACGTTCTCTATGATGCGGGAGACCGCGCAATGAATGGCTCCCAGTTTAAGTATGCTTCGAAACTTTATAAGTTGAATCAGCTTCTCATCACAGCAAAATTACAGAAGGCACTTCAAAATGGAACTTACCATCCGAAAGGGAGTATGAAGTTCCGATATCGTGAGCGAGGAAAGGAACGCCTCATTTCCAGCATCGTGACCCCTGACAAGGCGGTGAATCATGTAATTTGTGACGAGGTGCTGACTCCATATCTACAAAAGTTTCTACAGTACGACAATTCGGCATCTCAGAAGGGGAAAGGCGTAGCATTTCATCGAAGGCGTTTTGAAAATGACCTGCGTAACTACTACCGCGAAGAAGGTACGAATGAAGGGTATGTGCTTTTTATCGACTTCAGCGGGTACTATGCGAACATTCAGCATGAACCGTGTAAGGCGGTGCTTCATGAGCTACTCGAAAAGAGCGGTCTACGTGATGAACTTCGGCTTATCACCGAGGACTTGATGGATGAGATTTTCAAGACGTTCGAGATGGATGTCAGCCGATTCTCGGACGAGGACATTGAAGCCATGATGAATGGCAAGGTTGACCCTTTTATGAACATGGGCGTGCCGAAAGAGCTTTTGACCGGTGAAAAGATGCTGGCAAAGGGAGCCGATATTGGCAACCAGCTGGCGCAAAACATTGGTATCACATTTCCTTACCGAATCGATAACTACTGTAAAATTGTCTGCGGCATGAAGCATCAAGGCCGCTATTCTGACGATATGCATATCATCCATCGGAGCAAAGAAGTGCTTCTGAAGGTTTTAGAGGGTATCAAGACAATCGCGGCAGAGTACGGGCTGATTCTCAATGAGAAAAAGACGCACATCTGCAAGCTTTCTGGCGACTACCGTTACCTTCAGGTAAAGTACACGTTGCTTCAAAATGGAATCGTTGTTCGGCGGATTCACCCAAAAGCAATCACAAGAGAACGCCGTAAACTGAAGGCTTATAAGCGCCTGCTGGACAAAGGAATCGTAACCATGGAAGAAATTGATGGTTATTTTCGCTCCTGGCTCAGTGGGAACTACAAGTATATGAGCCGCGACCAAATCTATAAGATGAACAGCCTGTACGTGAAGCTGTTCGGAAGGAGTGTAACATGGAAGAAAGGGCATGGAAGGTTACGTTGGCTGATGGCACATCCCTCGGCAGCCTGAAGCTGAACGGTAACAACTTCATCAGCACCACTGAAGTCACCAAAGAGATGTTCGAGGACAATCTGACAGAAGTGACCATCGAGGGCGGTGACACCATCGAGAAGCATGAGAACATGGAACTGGTGCAGATCAGCAAGATGGGCGAAGAGTGGTGGTTCATCCTGCGGGATATTCCGGCAGAGGAGCTGGAGCAGATGGCTCTGAAGGCGCAGCTGGACTATCTGAGCATGATGGTTGACCCCGAGTTGTAAGGAGGAGTTCAAAATGGCAAATCACAGCAAGAAGTTCAACGATGTGCGTTCCTACTACAAGTATCACATGTGGAAGAAGCGGCAGGTCGTGAATGCCGTGAAACAGGGCTGGATCACGGAGTACGAGTACGAGGAGATCACCGGTGAAAGCTATCCCGTACAGAAAGAGGAAGAAGTGGCCGTGGCAGCCGCGCCGGTTACTGAGACTCCTCAGGTTCCTGTTACGGCGGAGACCAAGGGTGGCACCGAAGATGCAAGCGAGGGAGCAGACGTGACCTCCGAGGAATAAGGAGGGCATATGAGCATCGAAGCATATTCTCTTCTGAAGAACGGTAACCTGAAGCTCTCGGAACACTTCAAAGTTCGGGAGTTTTATTGTCGAGACGGCTCTGACCCGATTTTCGTGGATACAGAGCTTGTGGAGATTCTGGAGAAGATTCGTACCCACTTCAACAAGCCTGTGACCATCACGAGTGCATTCCGCACGGCAAGTTGGAACGCTAAACAGAAGAATGCCGCCAAGTACAGCCAGCACCTCTATGGCAAGGCGGCGGACATTCAGGTGCAGGGCATCAGCGTGGAGCAGGTGTATGCCTATGCGGACAAGTTGCTTGCGGGCAGGGGAGGCGTGGGCATCTATCCTCCCGGCCTTGGTAGAGCAAACGGCTGGGTGCACGTGGACGTGCGCAAAGAAAAGAGCCGGTGGAGGGGGTGATGCCAATGGAGACCATCCTTTCCGCCATCATTGCCGGAGCGGTGACGCTGATCGGCGTATTGATCGCAAATTCAAAATCCAATGCGGTCATGGAGTACAAGATCGAGGAACTGACCCGCGAAGTACGCAAGCACAACGGCTTTGCGGAGAAAATCCCTGTGATCCAAAGAGATATTCAGGTACTTAACCATCGGGTATCTGATATCGAAACATACGAACACGAAAGGAGCTAACACTATGAACTTCAACATTACTGCGGGTACCATTGCACGAACTGCTGTTCTGCTGCTGGCGCTTACCAATCAGCTGCTGAGCGCCATGGGCAAGAGCCCGCTGCCCATTGAGAGTGCTACCGTGGAGCAGTTGGTGACGGCAGGCATCACGACCATCGCGGCCCTCATCGCTTGGTGGAAGAACAACTCCTTTACCAAGGAGGCCATTGCGGCAGATGCTGAGTACGACCGGCTGCGCAAACAGAACGGGAAGTGA